GGTCCAGGTGGTTGGTACATTGAGAATTCTCTCACAACTCTTGGCAAAACTGACCCTGTTTCTGAGTACAACACAGTTCTTTGGAATTCTGGCATTGAAGCCAACAAAGAAATTGCTCGTAAGCAGAAGCGCAAGTTGACCTACATTGCAAACGTTCTTGTTGTTTCTGACGCAAAACGTCCGCAAAACGAAGGCAAAGTTTTCCTCTACAAGTTCGGAAAGAAAATTTTCGATAAGATCAAGGAACAACTCGAGCCGCAGTTTGCTGATGAAACTCCAATGAATCCGTTTGATTTTTGGAAGGGTGCAAACTTCAAGATCAAGATTCGCAACGTCGAAGGCTATCGCAACTATGATAAGTCGGAGTTTGAATCTCCTGCTGCATTGTTCGCTGGTGAAGACGCGAAGATTGAACAAGTTTGGAAGTCTGCACACTCACTCAAGGATTTCTTGAAGCCAGAAAACTTCAAGTCATACGATGAGTTGAAGGCGAAGTTGGATAAGGTTCTTGGTGCTGGTGGAGTTCCTGCTGCTATAGCAAAGCGAATCGATGATGAAGAGACGAGCGCTCCAGTCATTAGATCTGCTCCTGCAAAGAAAACTGTTACTGCAGAAGATGTCACTGTCGAAGATGATGACAGCGATATGAAGTTTTTTGAGCGTTTAGCGCAAGAATAACTATTAGAAAACCGTAGATGTTTTCAGGGGAGCATTCGCTCCCCTTTTTTTATGCCACAGTCGAAGTAAATGCGCTTGGATGCGAAAAGTCTTTTGCCAATGCGCGACTGAAGGTGCTTTCGCTTGATCTTGAAGATGCTTTTGGCATTGGTGTTTTTGGTGGTGTGATTGGTTGCTGTTGACCGCCACCTGAATTATTATTAATCACAACTGGTGCTGGTGGTGCTGCAGCAGCAACCATCTTAGATGATTCGAGTTGTGATGATCCCTGAGCAACTTGAGTGCCAGTTGTATTCTCAACTGGTGTGAGTGACGCAGTTGGTGCTGTTTGAGCAACCATTGGTTTAGAATCATATGATGTTCCATCTGATTTTGTTGCTAATGGATCTGCAGCCGCAGGTGTCACGCTTTCACTTGCTGCGGGTGCCGAGGCTGCAGCCGAAGCAGTCATTGTTTGTTGTTCTTGTTTCTCTGCTCCAACTGCTGCTGGTGGTGGACCACCAGAATCAGAAACAGGTGGCAATGCAGATTGAGTTGCTTGCGCTGTCATTGGTGGTGCAGGTGGTACTGATTCTGCTTTACCAGTTTCTAGATTTACCATATTGCCTTTTGCATCAGCAACTAATGGCTTCGCATTTGGATCTGGATTGTCTGGAGTTGGTGCACCCTCAAGTGGTTGTAAGTGCCATGGTTCGTGAGCCAATGGACGCTTCAATCCAAACATAGAAAGGAATGAGTCAGTTGTGACTTTTTGACCATTAAAGGTCATACCATTAATTGCTTCAATACCTGCAGCACCTTTACTGTTAATATCAACAGCAGTTCCGCGATTGTGTGCACTTCCTTTACCACCTAATGCCATTGGGAGCGCAACCCACTTGCGAGTCATCTTCGTCAATTGCGCTTCAGTAGCATTTGGATTCGCTGCTTTGAGTTCATTATACTTTGCAGTCCACAATTTCATCTGCTTCTCATCAGAACGGAAGGCAGATGTGAGCATGAGTTTCTTTCCAGTCACTTCTTGGAATGCTTTCGCCATTCGAGCAAGACGTTCTTGCATTCCACCCTGAAGACCTGATGTATCCACACCAGCGTTTTGTTTTGTGGTTACTTGATCTAGTTTTGGTGATGGTCCAGAGAACAAATTTGAAACTGCACTAACGACCTGTTTTGCTCCAGAAACAACTCCTGCTCCGATTTCTTTCGCTTTTTCAACAGCAGTTTGCACAAATGTCTTTGGTTGAGCAGCAGGAGGTGTTGGTGCTGTTGGAGCCGCTGCACCACCAACGGCTGCTGGAATTGCTGCGGCTGTAGTTGTTGCTGCAGCGACCGTTGATCCTCCAGGTAATGCTGATGGTGTTGCTGCAGTAACTGGTGATGTTGATGGAGGTGAAGTTTCTTTTACTGCCGCAGGTTTAACTTCACCAGTGCTTTTTGTTTTTTCTGCTGCATCATCGTATAATGCTTTTTCAGCATCGCTTAATGCTGAGAACTCTTTCCATAATTGATAGAGATCGTAAGCCATCCACAAACTACCAACGATTGTGACTGCAGCACTCACCCAACCAATTCCAGGAACTGTAGCCATCCCACCAGCGAGAGCAAGTCTTGCGCCAATTTTGGCGAACAATTTTGGTGCCTTTTTCTTTACAAAGTTGACGAACAAATCCCATGCTTTTGATTTGACGTTCTTGACGACTGCTGTTTGACCAATTTTCTTTGCAGCAACAGCACCAGCAACTGCACCTGCGCCACCAGCACCTGTTGCTGCTGCTTGTAACTTAATATCTTTCTTTTGCGCAGTAATTTGATCACCGACTGCTTTCTTTTCTTCAGGTGTTTTGGCTTCCATTGCCTGCTGTTTCAAAACTTCTGGATCTTCGGCAACAAGGTTTGGATCTCTCAATGAATCAACTGCTTGATACGCAAGGAAACCTCCTGCAGCACCAGCAAGTAATCCACCCATACCAAGACCACCACCTTTGCGTAAACCACCACCCTTTCGACCTTTCGGACCTCTACGACCTCTACGATTTCCGCCAAGATCACCTAAACCACCTAATGCTGATTTTGCAAGAAGCATATTAAGTTTATCATGAACAGAAAGCAATCCAATGGTTGGCGTCATTCCATTTAAAGAAAATTTTGTGCTTTCTGTCGTTTCTTTTAATTTCTTCGCATCAAAGTCTTTAAACTTTTCTTCCATGAACTCACGAAGTTTGACTAATGGTTGTTCATCCGCATTAATTGCTGCAGTGAGTGCGTCAGTTCTCGATGATGTTGGTGCAGGACCACTAGCCATCGCTTCTTTTGATGAAACCATCTTCCCGTCAGCGTTCTTGAATTTACCACCACCAGCCATTCTCGGATCAAAAGTGTAGCCTGATTTAAGAGAAGGTTTAGTCAGCGCCTTCTCAATGCCACGAACCATCTTTTGAGTTTGAATTACATTACGAAGAATTAATGAAAGTGGTTTTGCGAGTTTACCTACACCACTGCTTCTATCACCTTTTTCTTTTTTATCTAATCCAAATTTTGTTCTGGCTTCTTTGATCTTTTCTGGAGATTCCATTTTCTCCAATCCAAGATCTTTCACCAAACTTCCTAAATCTCTGCCTAGCAATCCTTCGAAGAATGCAGTTCTTCTTCCCATTGTACCTTGCGTTGCAATTTTATATTCTTCAGCAACACGAGATTTGGCTTTTGCACCAGCAATGGCACCACCAATTAATCCTTTACCTTCTCTGGCTTTTGCAACTTCAGCAGCCGCGACTTTTTCAAATGCGCTCGAATCTTCTTTGCCCTTTCCAATTTCTTTGAGGACACCCTTTAGAACGCCTTTGAGTATTTTACCTTGATTTGCTACTGCCATTTATTTTATCTTCTACGCTGTAACTCGATCATCTTCATTTTTTCGGTCTGTTCTTTTATAAACTCTTGCAGCATCGTAACATAGATCTGCTTTTCCCACGGTATCAAATTCTCTAACTCTGTTAAAGAGTATTTGTGATGCTGCATCAATGAGAAATTAGTTGTATAGTAATTTTTCAGATTATCATAACCAAAGATTAGTCGAAAAAACTTAGAATGCCCTCCACGTTGACATTATGTACATAGCCACATTTTCCGCATGCGAGTTCTTGTTTAAGAACTACTCGTGGGCTTGTTAAGAAAAACTGTTTGATGTTCTGCACTTGATCAATCGTCAGATTATCAAAAAAAGCCATCAGTTCTTCTTTGGTAACTTCATCCTTCTTATAAATCTGATCTTGATCATAGATGTAATCAAGATATTCTGCAATCACTTCATAGCCACCATCTTCGAATTTGTCGTTCAATGCGGCTTCTGGGATTGTGATTGAAGGATAGTTAAACTTTGCTCCGATATTTTCGGTCAACTTCACAATACTCGAATGACCCTCTGTATCTTCGTAAGCAATATTCTTTAGAAGAAGATCAAACTCTGTTTTGTGTTCGCATGGTTTATCTTCAACAATATTATTGCAGGTATAGATCATCTGCGCTGTTTCGCCAACAGAGTTGATTCTTAGATGAAGAAAGAACATTTCGACATCGAATGTCGGAAGATTATCGACATCAATATCATCTAAGCAGCAATTTCTAATGATCTGTTTAATTGTTGCGGCAATTTCTTTCAGATCATCTGATTCTTTCGCCATTAACAGAAGTTTTTCTTCTTTGACGAGAAATGGGCGATAGCGAACTGTCTTTTCTAAAGACTTCAGATACACTTCAAATATAGGATGTTCAATTTTTGGTAAAGGCATAATCTACTCCATAGTTAAAAATTAATCCCAACCGCCAGTCGCACCACCACCAGCAAAGGTGCCACCCTTTCCTCTAAAATCTGATTTTCTTGGTGCTTTGTTTGTAGGCTGAGTTCCAATTGTTAGTGGTGTTGATCCAGATGCTGGAACAACTTTTCTTGTTCCAGTAGTTTTAACTTCTTCTAATGGTTGACCAGCACTTATTTCAAGATCACCAGTGATCCAATATTCATATCTAAATGTTACTGGAAGACGATGAATTCCATCGTCCGCCCAATTAACACTCATTGGAGCAATTGAAGTTGGGAAGGCTTCAAAAAACGAAACACTATAAATGACTGGTGCTGAATTGCTTTGATCAGCAACTTCAGAAAATTGATTGATAATAATTTTCGGAGAAGTGTATGTTTCTTTATAATTTGGATTGTAGTTATTAATTGGAATAACTAAATTCATCCAACGATCAAATAGTTTCTTTTCCCAAAAATCACCTGAACAAACGAATGTGAGTGTTAAGTCAGCAAAAGTTGGAAAAGAAGCAACTGGATTGGCGACGCCATAATAGCGACCATCAACAGTGTTAACTGTATAGCCTGGGAGTTCAGTCGCTTCGCATTGAAATCTTAAATCTGTTGCATCTAAACCAAGCCCTGGAGGAGCAGTGATTCTTACATCGAACTTTGAAGTTTTTGCGAAATCATTATGCTTTGCAAAGTGATCTCTAAATTGATTAACACTAAATGCCATTATTGATTATACACCATCTTTTGGAACGGAAGGAAAATCGCAGTTTCCCAGTTATTTGGCTCGACGTAAATGACAGAGGATCGAATTTGAGTAAATAGATATCGCTTGATGCATTGCTGAATCAGATTATAGCGACGAGATTTAGACAATAAAGCATAAGACAATCTAAATTTTGTCGTATCGTCGTATTTATCGTTGTTTATGAAATCGTGCAAACGATCTAGTAGTGCTAGACGAGAATATGGATCCAAGTAATGGAGATTCAATCCCAGAAATCCATCGTCGTACATTTCCATCGGAATGACAAGAGGAAACTTATCCCAAACTGGAAGTGTATCTTTATACTTCGGATCGTAGTGATAAAGATACATTCTACCAACAAAGGCTCTTGGAGAAATGCGATTCGCATCATTTAGAACATTTGATCTATTCGTTGGCATACGAAGTGACTGAAGATTACTCGCAAGCCATGAACGAGCCGCTGCTGTGCGAGGTTTAATTCCCGCAGAGTTGAGATCTTTTGAGACTTTATCAAATAGTGATGGCATTAGATTCCTAAATCTTTTTCTGTGATTATCACGAATTTCCATCCTCTCTCTTTACAGTATTTATTGGCTGCAGAAAACTTCGCTGAATTTGTTCCCCATTTAGCAACTTCTGTGAGATATCTTTTAGATTTATTCGGATTTTTTATGGGTTGTGGTGCCATTGTTTCTTTCAAGGGTTTTACTTCGATCACACTAGTTTCAATTAAACCCTCTTTATTTTTACTCTTTATAACAAAGTCTGGAAAATATCTACGCAATTTGTTAGATACTGGATCGAAATATGGTATTATTAATTCCTCAGAAGCCCATTGAATAATGTTTTCATTTTTGTCAAAATGACTCATGCACCTCAATTCCCAACTACTTCTATAGAAGATGTTGTCTGCATTTCCAGCATATTTTTCTGGATTTCTTGGTTTAAATTTTCCGTTCATATATTTCCCGCTGTTTCCAGATAATCCGTTGAGCATATTGGATAGTAATTGCTCACGACCAAGTCTATTTAATCTTTCGATTGTTTCTTGATCGCACTTGTAATATCTACTATAAACTTCTTTTCTGCCTTGTTCGTCGAGAGAGTTGGATAAATTGATTGCAGCGATTCGAGCATTCTCAGTAATTTGTAGTTTTTGTTTATAAGTTCGTTTAGACCATATATTGCGCACTGAATTTTTAGTTCTATTCACAAATGCCTCATATTTTTCTGAGTCTTTCTTCAATTTTCGTTTATTGTAAATTGCTTGACATCTATTTCCGCAAAAAAGATTATATCCAACCCCGACGCCTCTAAATTTGGGCTCTGATCCGCATTCAAGACACGCTCCCTCGTTTGATTTTTTAAGGTATTGATCATAATACGCTTTAGAGGTATAATCATGACTCTGGCAAAAATGTTTTGCCAAGGATCTATATGAATGGTATTTGTTGCCACAGATATGACAATCTGCGGGCTGATAAATAGAATTGCTGGACATGGTAGTCTCTCTTGATTGCTTCTTTATGGTCTAGAGTTCCTGGATATTGGTAGTATCGCGAGGAACACTTTTATTTATATTAATTCACCTAAATATTTATTGGTATTTTTAGGACTAAATTTACCACTATAAGCCATAGAACATATTTATAGGAACTTTAAATGGCGCAGCAATCTGTCGTAAGCCCACCTGTTGTCACAAAGGGAAAAACGCAGGCATCTGATCCGAGAAGCGGAAGTCAAAGACCACCAACTGGTCCTCAAAAGAAAACAGAGTCTTCGCCTTTCGAGTTTAATGATCTTCGTTTCCCTGAGAACGTGGGGCAAATTGGTAAATTGCGTCATTGGATTAAATTCATTCCAACATTACAGCAAAAATCTAGTTATAATATTAAGAAAGCAGGTGGCGCTGGTGGTATGTTGAGCACGACCGACACAAATAGAAGTGCAAAATTTGGTTTTGGTGGAGATCAACTTGGATCAACTACAGATCCATTTAATGACGCTGCAGCAATTGGTGGCATCGGAACGGTGCTTGGACTTATTAAAGGTGCAGAGGGATTTTTTGGTGGAGATAATTTGGGCGAAGCAGTTGCAGGCGCTGCTGGCAGTGCAGTGAGAGGATTTGTTGGTGGTGCGTTTGCAGGTGCAGTTATCGGTCAGATCGATCTTACTCGCAAAACTCGACGTGCTGCTGGTTCAATTGCTCTTTATATGCCAGATACTGTAAATCAAACAGTTGTGAACGATTATGATCAAGTGAGTTTAACTCAGGCTTTGGGGACTGCAGGCTTAATAATGCAGGCTGGAGGGTCGTTAGTTGAAGGAATCGCGCAGGCAGCAATTAGTGAGAACGTAAGCCTCGGGCAAACTCTTGGTTCTGCTGCAGGCGCAGAAGTTGCAGGTGCATTAGCAGAAAAAACTGGTGCATTTGGTCAAGGTATTACTGATGTTCTCTTATTCTCTGCTGGTTATGCGCAAAACCCTCAAGTTGAATTACTCTTCAAAACCATTCAAAATCGCGAGTTTCTTTTTGACTTTAAATTTGTTCCAAGAAATAAAAAAGAAGCAGAAGTGATCATCAAGATTATTCAAGCATTTCGTTTCTTCGCTGCTCCAGAAATTCCATCAGTGGGTCAAGGTCGATACTTTGTTCCACCGTCAGAATTTGATATACAATTTATGGTTGGAGAAAAACCTAATCCAAATCTTCCCAGACTCGCAACGTGTGTGCTTCAAGGAATTGATGTAAACTATGGAAGTGCAGGACAATGGACTGCATTTGAAGACGGCATGCCAGTTGAAATTTCAATGCAACTTCGATTTAAGGAAGTCGAAATTATGCACAAAGAACTCATTAATCAGGGCTTCTAATGAAATACTTCGAGAGTTTTCCGCAAACATCTTTCACTTTAAATTCAGATTCACCATTTGCAAATCAGCAATTGGTGACAAATATTCTTGCTCGCTCTACTTTTTTAAGAGAGATTGCGAATAATACTGCTATTGCATATGAGTATAATGTAAAAGAAAGTGACACTGCTGAGATTATCGCTCATAAAGTATATGGAGATGCTTATAGAGGATGGATTATTTTATTGTTTAATAATATCATTAATCCATTTTATGATTGGCCACTCAAAAATGACGCTCTAGATAATTATATCTCTAAAAAATATAATCAAAATATCGACGTTGCTCGTTCTACAATTCACCATTACGAAAAAGAAACAACCAAGAAGTCAGTGTATAATGGATTATTAATTGATGAAGAAGTTACAACTCAGATTATATCAGAATATCAATTAAATTATACAACTGGACAAATTACGCCAACTGCACTTCCAACAGTTGCTGATACTTCAGTTGCTGTAAGTTCAGAGACTATAAATTATTCAACATATACATTGTCAATTGATATTGTGAATAAAGCAGTATCAAACTACACTTACGAATTAAATGAAAACGAGAAGAAAAGAAAAATAAAAATTCTTGATGAGAAGTTTGTGCAGCGAGTTGAAGACGAATTTAGGAATTTAATGTTAAATGGCTGAAAATGGTGTTTATAATTCAAAAGATTATGAGATTAAACAACTAGAATTAATTAATTCTGGCGGACAAACCATTGATCTTCGTAATATCTTTTTAGAAATGCAGATTTTCCAAGATCTGTATTCTTCCGTCATGAACGGAAATATTCTTATTAATGAGGGTAATGATACCTTTGGCAATTTCTATTTGTGCGGCAACGAATATCTTAAAGTCAGTATTGATAAGCCAGGATTAAATCGTCCACTAGAACGATTGTTTAGAATATACAAAGCAACTGATAGAAGACCATCTTCTGATTCTGGTCAAGTTTATCTTCTCCACTTTTGCTCTGATGAAATGCTATCATCCGAATCATTAAGTGTCAGTAAAGCATATAAAACGACAAAAATTAAAGATGTGGTAAGCGATATTCTATTAAGAGAATTAAATGTTGATCCACAAAGAATTGCTAGTTTAGAGGACACATCAGGATCGTTTGATTTAGTCATTCCTGCGTATAGACCATTCGAGGCAATTCAGTGGGTAACTGCTCGTGGTTATGATCAAAAGAAGTTTTGTTATTTCTTTTTCGAAAACAAAAACGGATTCAATCTAACTTCTTTACAAACCTTACTTAAACAAAAGCCGTATAAGAAACTCAAGTATGAGTTGAAGAACACAGAAGGGAATGATCCTGCGCTTAATAAAGACTCAATCGACAACTTTGTCATCTTAAACGACTTTGATATGATCTCATCTATTTCAAATGGTTCGTTTTCATCACGCCTTCTTTCTATCGATATCTTCACGCAAAAGTTTGAAAATATTGATTATAGTCTCCAGACAGCGGAAGCCCAGGGAAATCTTTTAAATAAATTTAAACCAGTGAACTCGTTTAAAAATTCTAAAAATCAAACTTTGTTTAATTCTCCATATGCGTTCTTTAGAACATATTTGACAATTAATGACACTGCATCTGAGAAGAGTAATGACATTAAGTTTTGGATGCAGCCAAGAGCAATGCATATGTCATTACTCAATCATTTTAAAATTCAAATCACCATTCCAGGCGATGTCGAACTCAAAGCAGGGGATATCGTAGAATATGAATTCCCGTCTTTTGAGAGCGCCACCGCTGGTGGTAAAAAATTGGATAAAGCGAGAACTGGTAAATATCTCGTTGCATCAATCAATCATAAGTTCAGTGGTGATACGTTTGAATCGATCGTTGAATTGGTTTCGGATTCTTTCTCTGAGGCTCTACCTCAAGCGAAAGATGGATTGAATAAATTAACAAAGAAAGGTAAGTAATTATGAAAAAAGTATATAAATTTTCTGCAACTTGGTGTGGTCCTTGTAAGATGTTAGCAAAAACTTTATCAACTGTTGAATCTCCAATTCCGATTGAAGAAGTCGATATTGATGCAAATCCAACATTGACTCAACAGTTTAAAGTTCGTGGAGTTCCGACGCTGGTAATTGTTGATGATGATGTGGAAGTCAAAAGAAAAGTTGGTGTGATGAGTGGACCAGAATTCTTGGAGTGGGTTAACAGTTAATGCCAGGCGCCAAGAAAAATTTTATTGGACTCGAAGGGTTCATCTGGT